TTTGAGCGAGAAGTTCGACGCGTGTTGAGACTACTTCACAAATATAACCTCGAGGAGTTCGCGCAGAGTAGGCGAGGGCTCGTTCGCGTCTACGAGAGGGAATGGTACTTAGTAGCTTACGTGCTCGTTACATCATTCGTAGCGTTTTGTATTAAGACTCGCTTTCTTCTTTATTCGTAGGTTCCGGAAGTTCGATCGTCTCGACTCCGGACGCCTTGAATTCCTTTAAAAGCCGAAGCGAACCCTCGAGTCGAAGGATTTCGCGCGTGTGTTCTTCGATCGCGACGACGACTTTTTCGATGTTTTCCTCGATGCTGATGCTCGCCATTTTGTTTTTTTATACACTTAACCACATTTCTCTAAGTTTAGGGAAATGTCGTCACATTGAGCAGGTCGGACGATGAGCACGCTCACGCGCACGGGTGTCAACGTCCCATCGGGGTCTCTGGTACCAGAACTCAGGCGCGAACTCACGGTACGACCCGTTTCGAACACGGAGTTTGGGTTCCCACCGCCACCATTCAAAGTGTTTAAGAACACGAAATCGGGGATATGTGTTCCGCGGTTTTTCGCCGAAGCGCGCATTGGCAAACCGCGCGAGGACAAGCGTCCGGAACCCGCGAAAATGGACGTCAATTTCAAGGGCCAACTACGGGCATCGACGCGGCAAATCGAGGCGTTCGACGCGGCGATCACGGCGGGACACGGCGTTCTCAGTCTACCGTGTGGGTACGGCAAAACAACGGTCGCGCTCGCGATCGCGTGTAGACTCGGATACAGAACGATGATCATCGTGCATAAACAGTTTCTCGCGGACCAATGGCGTGAACGGATCAAGCAATTTGCACCAAGCGCGAGCATCGGGATCATCAGGCAGGATAAAATTGAAACGGATTGCGATTTCGTGATAGCGATGCTTCAGTCGCTCTCACTGAGAGAGTATTCATTCGAGCACTTCGACTGCTTCGGGACCGTCATCGTCGACGAGGCGCATCACGTGTGCGCGAAAGTCTTTTCACAGAGTCTATTCAAAATGTGTCCAAGACACATATACGGGCTGAGTGCGACGCCCGAACGCAAGGATGGATTAACGAAGGTGCTTCACTGGTTCATGGGTCCGACGTTTTTCGCGATCGAGCGTAAAAATCAGGACGGTGTCGAGGTTTTCCCGACACCGTTCGATTGCGACATGTACAAGGGACCGCCCCCGGCTCAGAGAAATGGGAAAATCAGCCTCGCATCCATGGAGACCGAGCTCGTAGAAATGCGCGAGCGAAATGTGATGCTCGTTGATCTCATCAAGAAAGCATCCGCGGGGTCGCGCCAATTACTCGTCCTTTCGGGAAGGAGATGGCACTGCGAACACCTACACCAATTCTTCAAGAAGACGTCCGGGCTCTACATGGGTGGCATGAAAGCGGCGGCACTGGAGGAATCTTCGAAGAAGAAAATCATATTCGCGACTTTTTCACAAGCGCACGAAGGCCTGGACATTCCATCGCTCGACACGATCATTCTCGCGACGCCTAAATCGGACATAGTGCAGAGCATAGGGCGAATCATGCGCGAGACCCAAGGTAAACTGAACAACCCACACATCTATGACGTAGTCGACCGATGGTCCGTCTTCAACGCCATGTACTACAAGCGCTTGAGAGTATACAGAAAGGGAGGGTTCAAGATCCACGGGAACGAAACCGAAAGAAATGACGAAGCGCCCACAGAATTCATGTTCAGACTGTAGTAAAAACGCGACGCGATGAACGAAAGGATTTAAAATGTTTCTTTGTAATAACAATGTCCGGTGCACTCACGGCCCTCGTATCGAAAGGCGTCCAGGACCAGTACCTCATCACCGATAATCTGGACGAGGCACGCAGGCACTTTAGGACGAAATATAAACGGCACGCGAATTTCGCCCAGGCCCCTAAACTCATCCAGACGGTAAATCCCAGTGAAGCGCTTCTGTACACGATCAAAATCCCCCCGGCCGGTGACATTCTGAGTTACGTGTGGTTTGAAGGCCCGGGCATCGCGACGAACATGTTTCATAAATCAACCATCGACCTTTACATCGGAGGCCAAAAAGTTGATTCCCACAGGTACGACTTTCTGAGCGATATCTGGCCGTCTTATCTCGCCGACACGTGGACCAAGGCACAGGAGGTGAACAACAAAATGACGCAAAACACGGTCGATTTCGTGCCGCTTCATTTCTTCTTCAACGACTGTCGTTCATTCCTGCCCCTGCTCGCACTGAAACACGCGGCGGTCGAAATTAAGATTCACTTCGATCCGACCGTCGTCAACGGTCTCACGGCCGCGCAGAAACAGGCAAAATGCTACGGCAACTACGTGTTTCTCGATAAGAATGAGCGCGACAAATTCGCCGCACCCGGCGTCTCCATGGATTTCCTGATCCCACAGGTCCAGGTCATTGACCACGATTTAAAACACGTCGATAACAACGAACTCGAAAGCGGGGGCGACAATAACATCGATATATCATCGTTTAACCACCCCGTGCGTTCTCTATTCTTTGGGTTTCCGGGTCTCTCGAACGACGACGTCAACGACCGGTTCACATTCAAAAGCGCGGACATCGTATTGAACGGCGTGCCACTCTTAGAAAACATGAGTCCATTGTACTTCCACGCGGTTCAGAATTATTTCCACTCCACTCACGGTATCGTGGAATACGACGCGACGAACGCGTGCCCGTTTTACACTCGTTATTACGCGTATCACTTCGCGCTTCACGGCGACGACTGCACCCCGTCCGGCTCGTGCAATTTTTCGAGATTAGACGACGCGAAAATCGTCTTGCGCGGTGTCGAGTGCGGTAGCGATCGCCCGGATAACCAGGGACTGACGGTCTACGCACTCTCATGGAATGTGTTACGCATTCGCGACGGCCTCGCAGGAATTCTTTTCGGTAATTAGAGTAGGTATGCCTTTCATCGGTAACACGGGCAAGATCGATCAGATCTACTTGGCGAGACTCGACCCTCAACAAGTAGAAGATCAGCAGGCGCAGAATTTAGATAACATCCGGACCGGTGACATCGAGGCTTCCAATGTGCTCACGAGTAACATTGGCATAAACGTGCTCGAACCTTCGCACAACTTCGAGCTCGGATCGAATCTTTTCATGGATGACACGCTCGAAGCGGACGGATTCGTTCTCGACGTGAAGAAACGCGCGAGGACCGAAAAGTTGTTCGTCGCGACCCAATTCGGCGTTTCGAACGCCAATCCCACGCACGCGGTGGACGTTTCAAATGTGTTCTTCATCGAGACGACGCAGGGTTCGACGAATCAAGTGGTCATCGACGGGAACGTGCGCTCGACGAACGCGCTCATCACCGATCGCGCGGTGTTCGGAGCGTCAGAGACTGTGGTCATCGACCCAACAGCCCCGGATGAAGTGCTCGTGCAAGGCAACGTGAATTGCCAAAAATTGACGGCGACAGACGGTCTGTCTTTCGGCGCGAACATTCTCTTCGATGACGTCGGATCAAACGTGCTCGTGTTGACGGGGAACGCGAATCAGGTAGGTGATTTCGTGATCACCGGTAACCTCACTTGTCTTAACTTCAACTCGACGGGCACCGCGACGATCATTAACCCGGTAAATATCGCGACGAGTAACGCGATCATAGAGCTCGCGATCGGGGGCACGGAAAACCAGGACGCGGCCGTTGTCTTCCATCAAGCGAACGAGAGCAATACGTTCATCGGATACGTGCACCAAACCGCGAGCGATGCGACGCCCGGCGCGGCGGGCAACCCGGGAATAGATGAATTCGCCATCGGTCGGTGCACGAACGGCGCCGCGTCGACGACGATGGACATCGTCGATGACATCACGGGCGAGGAAATCAACGTACACGTGTACGGAAAGCTGTACACTTCGAATTCCGTCGGCGTCGCGAACACACACCCGACGGAAACGCTCCACGTCGGTTCGAATCTCTGGGTCTCTGACGAAGGCTCGAACGTGCTCGTCGTCAGCGGAAACGCACTCGTCGATGGGAGGTTCACGGCGAACGCGAGCGTGTTAGTCGGCTCGAACGTCGTCATCGATGACGCCGCGACTTCCGTCGTCCAAGTCACGGGGAATACGTC